GATAAATGTTTTCGCTTGTGCTCTTGTTTGAAGACCTGCCGCATTCTGGTTTTTGGTATGGATGTCACCCTCAACGACTTCTTTAGCATAATCTTTATCCTTCATATAGTGTGCCAACATCCGCAACTCCAATGACGAAGCATCGATGCCAACAAGTTTGTAGCCATCTGGCACAGTAAATAGTTCTCTGCATTCGCCGCCGTATTCGGAGCCTACTGACGGGACCTGAGCCATATTTGGGCTGTGGTGTGTCATTCTCCCTGTGACTGCTCCATTGGTGATGACCTTACCGTGAATCCGCTGGTTTTTAGATACACCATCAATCCAGGACTCAACCATAGCCACCCTTTTCTGAACGAGTAAGTATTCAGCAATGGCTTTTGCTTCTGGTATATCAACTCCTGCCAGAGTGGATTCATCTACAACTACTTGGCCTTTTTCTGTGAACTTTTTTGGCTGCCAGCCTTTTTCTTGGAGCCTCTCGGCGATTTGCTGCCTTGAGCCTGGGTTAAAGACTTTAACACTGTCCTTGAGTCTTTTTCCAGTTTTTGTTGAATAACGCTCGGTTGTGATTGTAGGAAAGATGACCTGTAAGGATGCCTGAATTGGAGCCATTTTATCTTTAAGTCCTGCCAGAAGCACCATAGCTTTAGGCAAATCGAATCTAAAGCCGTTGCGCTCTTGTCTAGCAATGATGATAGCCACTTTATGTTCAAGATCGACACTTTGTTGCGAGAATCCATATCGCTTCTGCTCCTGTAAAAGTTCGTTGTAGGCTTTCTCTAGTACTTCGACATCTCTTCTGCAATACTTTTCTAATAACTTTAAATGAGGCTGATCAAAAGGAAGGGTGCTATCTTCATCATACTTAAGTTTATTGATTCTGAACCAGACTCTTTTATAGTCAATCTTTTTCTTTCCTAGTTTTGCTCCCCAAGCTGCGAGGCTGTGTCCGTTTTCTCGGTTTGGACTCATCAGCCTTGACATGACTAGGGTATCTACGCACATCGATGCTTTGATTTTCGTATTCCATAGCCTGTTCAATATCGGGAAGTCGAAGAAGATTCCGTTGTGCGCTACTACTAACGGATTGTCCTCTAATGTTTTTAATAAAGTGTCGGCCTTGTGATGACATTCAATCTTTCCGCTTCTTTGATCCTTTGTTACGCACAACCAGATCTGGCTTGCTTGGCTGTTCGTTTCTATGTCCAAGAACACTATCCGCTTCTGACCATCGGTTTTCATCTTCTGCCTTTTTCAGAATAGTACCGTCACTCATAAGAACATACATTGTCAATACGCCGTTTTTATTGAGAACTGTCGATACACTGACTGGATTCATTTTGACAGTTCGCTTTCGATAAGTCTAGCAAACTCAATGATCTTTTTGTCACCTGAGATAGCATAGCCAGCAACAAAGACTTTTGATGCGCCTGTCTGCTTTGCTAACTCAAGGATACGCTCATCAGTAAGCTCCATTTTAACATCGTAGGGAACACCACTAACCTTCACCATAAGACCTCCAAAGTCCGAAGATAATAACACATAACATAAATAGAACGAAGATGGCTGCACTTTGTGCGTGCAGGTGTGCTAATTGTTCAATCCAATAAGTTTTCATGTCACCGCCTTAGCAGCAAGATAGAGTCCAACATTCCCGATTGAATAGCCAATAAAAGCAATCCCAAGACCAATATTACCACGCCAAAGTAGGTCAGCAGCCACCACCGCATAAACGCCTCCTATGATCGCTATGAGCCAAGAACTCATGCAGCCTTCTTGAGCATCTCAATGGACTGCTCTAGCGTTTTCACCAACAGATCACGCTGCTTGATGCAAAGCTGATCAAATCCTGTTGTGCCTGAGCGAACATCGATAAACTCTTTGACCATATCCTTTACTGAGAACTTCTCATTTAGGATAGGATTGTCATCGTTGCCAACGAACATCGTTGCCTCCAGGTAACCGTCATCGTCAAAGCCGATATAATTCTCAACCTTCAGTTTCATTTCTTTCATAATACTCTCCTAAGTTAATTAAAGTTTGTTTTACTACATCACGGACTTCCTGAGACACTGCCCATCCGAACTCTTCTGGATGCAGCAGGGACCACAGAAACTTTACTGCTACTGCAGTGCGCTGTTCCTCATCATCGCGCTGAGTAGTCAGAATATCAACTGCTTCCTGCAACGAAGCAATCTCTTTATCACGCTCTTCGATATTGACAAGCAACTTATGTGTAGACCAGTCGGAATACATTATTTTAGACCTTTCAGAAAAGAAGATACCAATGCGATTAAGCCGATGATAACTGATGATGTCATAGTGAGGCCTCATTTATCTCATTCATTCTGCCAGTGTAGCGATCATAGAGCACGGCACACGCCTTGCCAGTTTCGCCTGAATAGCGATTCTTGATAACCCTGACCCTAGTTGTATTGCGCTCAATAGGATCTTCATGCTGTGCTGCTCTTTCCAATCCTAACACCATATCTGCCAATTGTCCAATACTACCAGATCCTCGCAACTGATTCAAGCTGGTAGCAGCGCCTTCTTCGTGGCCTTTGCCATCTGGCCTACGCAAGTGGGACACCACAAACAAGCAAACGCCTGTCTCTTGCACGATCATCCGCAGCTTGGTCATGATCTCGTCAATGGCTTTGCGCTCATCGCCGTGAGCCTGATCCGATACAACGATGCTCACATGGTCAAGTAGGATATAGCGGCAATTAAGCCCCTTAGCAAAGTAGCGAACGCGATTGATAATGTTATCAATAGCAGTAGAGCCAAAGCAGTCATAAAAATAGAGTCTATGCGTTCCGAGTGTCTTGTCAAATGCCTCCCGCTTCTGAGTGTCATCAATTTCTACCTCCGATAAGTGTAAAGGTTTATTTACAGCCAGTGACATAATCGACAGAGCAGTGCGCTTGACTGATTCCTCAAGGAACATAACGCCGATATTGTCCTGAGTCTCGCATAGCAACTGCCATATCACTTCGCGCATGAATTGTGACTTACCAAGGCCGGAGCCAGCAGTGACCACAACCATTTCTTGCTGTCTGATACCGCCTGTCATCTGATTCAATCCAAGATACGGATAGTGCGCCTGTGCCTTTGGTAACGGCTGCATCACCAATTCAAGCAGATCTGCCCCATCAACGATGCCATCAGGAACATACTTCTCAGCGGCCCACCACTGCTTCACAAACTCGGAAGACTTGTTATCCTTGAGATAGTCGCAGGCATCCTTGAAGCCTTGCTGCATCCTCATAATTCTGACTTTGTTGCCGAACAACTCAGCCACCTTCGAGGCAGCTTCGCGGCCAGCCTCGTCAGCATCAAAGGCCAGGACTATAGTCTCAAAGCTATCAAGCCACTCATACTGTGCCTGACAGTCCTTGACGGCAGACTGAGCACCATTCTTGATCGACACAACAGGATACTTTGACCCCATCATCTGATAAGCAGCTAGTGCATCTAACTCGCCTTCGGTGATGGTCACAAACTTACCGCCTGCGTTCCACTGTGCTTGTCCGAACAAGATAGCATCCTTGATATTGCCTTGAGATCGGAATTGTTTATCAACCACATTCCTAATCTTCCATGCCACATCGTTACCTTTGGCATCAGTGTAAGGATAGTAATGCTCTGTCCCTGACTGAGTGACACCGTATGCTTCGCAGGTGGCCTTGGTGATACCGCGATCAGGTATCGATAGAACCTGCCCAGAAACGGCCTTTTTAGCCTCTTGGCTGGCTTTATAGTCATTCATTGGTATCACCCTATTCTGAACACTGCCGGAGGCGTCAGCGGCCTTAAAATAAGTCCTACAGTTTATGTTAAAGCAGTAGCCAGTGCCATCGGCATATTCTGCCTTAGAGTCGCTGCTGCCGCAAGCCTCGCATGGCGCATGGCGTAGAAACTTACTCTGTGTCTGCATCTAAGACCTCTCGCACGATTAGGTTTGCCTTCTCTCTGTCGTCTAATTCACTGAAGTAAGCAAGAATGCCAAGCATTTGCGCTGCCTGACGGCTTTCAGGACGAACACGAAGAATTGAATCTAACACATCACCTAGGAATGTGTCAACATCAGTGTTGTGATAAACCAACAGATCGGTGACATCATTTACAGTTGTCCAATACATCTGCTCTTGTTCATGGATTTCCATCGTTTCCCTACCTTTCATTGAAGCACTATTGTTAAAGTCTTTAAATAATAATAATAATTATTACAACATAGTTAATAACATCAATAATAGCAAGAATCGTGCCAACTTAGCGATCATAGTAGTCATCATTATGCCGATCTGATTCAAATGGGTCGTCCCCATCGCCTAATGACTCGCCGATGTCGTCCAACTCTGACATCAGTGAGATATTACCGACACCAACAACTTCGCTTTTGACGCTATCGAGGCAGTATTTACATAATCCAATGTATTCCCTAGTGTAAATGCTTCGGATAGTGTTTTCATAATCACTCAGTACTTCATTACAGGCTCTACAACGCATTTTTAGCCTCCCTGTGCCGTTGTTGATGTCTTGGGAATACCTGGGCCTAGGTCATCCTTTTTGAGCGGCTCTGAGGCCTTATTTTCCGATGGAGGCACAAAGCCATGTTTGCGCCATGTTCGCATGACATCAGTTTTAGCTGAATCGATGTAAGGCTTTTCGGGGTTACTTAGTAGCCAAGACATTTATAGTTTCTCCGCTATGTGATGAGATGCGACAAAGTGTTTTGGAAACCTGTTCGGCAGGTCATCATAGATTTCTAAATATTCAATGCCTTTGATGAATAACTCATCCTGTTTTGAGTAAAAAGAATCATAAATATCCTCAAAATCATCCGGCAGATGATCCATGTTTGTCTCTATCTTAATCATATTTTCCTCTAGTGTAAGCGATTAAAAGACATTTCATTCAATACTTCAGGGAACAGCTCATCCAACAGAATCAAATCATCCTCAGATAGTGGCTCGCCTGAATCCTCGTAAAAGGCGCTGCAGAAATAGGCATCGCAGAAGTCAGGATAGTCCCTGCTATCGACTCCATCGACCTCTGCATCAACTACAGTCCTGCCGTTAAGCGATAGTGTTTTCGACATGGTCGTGCTGCTCCCTTAGTTCTATAAGTCGGTCTGTTAGATATTCCATATTGATTTTAAGATCGTTGGCGACACAAATGCGAACATAATCGCTGACGCCTAAGTATCTTCCAAAAACTTTATTTAGTCTTTCTCTTTTGTCTGAATCGTTCATCTTCAGCCTTTCTTAGTTTAGTGATCGATAGTTTAGCGGCCCTCATTGTAGCAAAGATTCTGACAGAGCCGTCTGCAGCTTGTCGAATGGTTTCACCCCTGCCAGCGTGCCAGTGCAGCAAATAGCCTCGGTGTTCTAGTGTCGGCATTATTCGATGTCCCAAGGCCTAAAAATTGAAACAATAGCAGCCAGTGCCAGTAAAAGCAATGCAATTTGAAAAGCAATATAGTAGTCCATAGGTTTAACCCCCATTTAAAGGCCAATATTAGCCCCATAGTGCCCCTGATAAGAGACACTATAGGATAATACTAGGTCAGTCTAATCTATCGCCTGCAGTGGCTTTAATGCCGTTATCTCGCAAGACTTTAGCATATGCGCCTGCATAGGCTGCTTTACGTTCTACCGATTGCCCAAAACCCCGAACCCATATCATGACACCACCACCATAAGCGGATCTTGCCAGGCCTTGTTTTTTGGCCCATACGGCAAAACTAGAGTTAGCAGGTTTTATTGTAACCCAAGCGAATCCGCAAGCCCCGTCATCAATGATATCGATTAGATTGCCAGCAGTGTCAGCAATGCCCATAGGCAAAGGCCGACACTCTATGCCTGCTTTTTCGCCTGCCTCGTGCGCTTGTTGCACTATCTCAGAAAATTTGGAATAGCGTGCAAGTCTATCAGTCTTTTCGGCGCTGATCTTTTCCCTAAGTGTAGAGTATTGCATTTTTAAGCCCCTTTGATAGCGTTGATGATTCGATTGTAGATTCTGGCCTTGCTTTGATAGTACTGATAATCCCGATCAATAGGCGTGAAATTGCGCCATTGATTAATTTTAGCATTGCTTAATAGATCTTGCTTAAGTTTACCCTCTCGATTGTAGTATGAGATAAACCCCGAATGATTGTAATGGGCTATAAACCCGCTGCATAAATACAAGTACTTGTATGCCTGCTTTGATAGTTTAGCCGGATCATTGATCGCCTTTATTACATTATTGACGATCATAGTAGATTGTTTTTCAGTGTATGGTGTAATCATTGTAAAGCCCCTATTGTGATTAAAATTAGATTACGCAGCAAGTTTTAAGGGAATGACCTTTTTGCCTGCATCAATGACAAAACCGGAAAAGTCTTTTTTTGCTGGGCCTTTAGCATATAACGCAACAACAACCCCATGCGGATCTAAATGACGGATGTCGGAATCGTCCCCGTCAACGCATTGCATATTTAAAAATGTTTCAGGAATTGTCTTTTTATCCCTAAATACTACAGCAACCCGCATTCCGGATTCTATGGCCTTTTCCGCATATTTTTGAAACCCTAAAACGCCGGAATATGAAAACGTTAGATCGTAATTTTTAGGCAAGTCTTTTCGATTCGGAATTTTAGTGTAATCGTAAAACTGTACATTCGGGAAAACTTGCATAATGTTTCGATACTCTCTCGCCTGCATCCCTAAAACTTTGGCAAGCTTAGGCGACAAAGTAAAGCTTTGATTTTCCCATCGAATATCGGACGTGCCGTTTAATCGGATCAATAGCTCGAATCCGTCCCGCTTTGCTTTGCTTTGCTCTAGTACTATTTCCCGGATCAATTGATTAATAAAATCGTTTTTTGCCTGCAGGAAATAGGCTGTCTTATTTAATCGGCCTTTTCGTTTCGTTTCGGCATAAGCCGGATTTCCTGCTTCGTTTAGGCAAGCTTCAATGCAATGCGCTGCTTCGGCCATAGGACAGATGTTAACGCCTGATAGTTTATAAGGTGCAAGGTAGAGCACTAAGGTGCGGAAACCGTATTTTTGACCTTTGATAGTCTTGGCGTTTTCGTCAACGTTAAAAAGCTTTGACGGTTTATAAAATGCCTGCATGATTTTCTCCATAGGTTTAAGTTAAGACAGTGATAATTCTATCCCCTATGACGGACAGAATTGCAAAAAGATACTTAGGGAAAACCCTTAACTTGACTACAGTGCTAAGGTATTCCAGTGGTGCACTATAGTGGTGCAATGCAGGACTAGGATGCACTATAAAGGTGCAACACTGCCCCATGCACATCACTGGTGCACAACACTGGTCAATATTTAACCACTGGTCAATAATTGATCACTTGTGCTGCATAGCAACACTGCCAGCGAAGTGAGCACTAACTAACATGACCGGGGGGTGGGGTAGGCAATGGTGATATAATATTGTTGC